GTCAGTCATTGTCGGGTTCCTTCCATCCGTTCGCTGATAGCGTGGCGTGATACAGTCCCGCCATATAGACCTCACGCAGCAGATGCTTCGGTGACTTTCTGACGATTATGTTGGTAACGATCTTATCCACAACGTCGTCAAAATTCCGCTCAAACTTATGCCGCTCTTTTGCTGACATGCCCGCGAACGGGTCTGGAGCAACAGTCATATTCATCTACCCATCCTTTCCATTTACAGGCCATCCAGTATAGACGCGCTTGCCCACGCGGACCGCGATTTTACCGTCTGGCATGTCGCGCAGGTACTCGCCCTGCACATGCGCCCGGCCGTCAGTGATGATGGTGCGGATCATGGCCTCAACTCCGGTATAGGCGAAGCAATGACAATGCCCGTGTCCACGCACTGGATGCCCAGATAGGTCTCGGTGCCTCTGAGTGCGCTGTGATAAGCCGCCATGCGGTCTGCGCAGTCTCGGTTATTGTCGAACCAGCCTGCTGACTGGTTGCCGGTGGTGGACATCACCACCAATACCCAAATTGTTTTCATTCTTTCTCTCCTTCTTTGAAAAGCGGACAATTGATTGGTCAGTCGGATTGTGGCGCAATTCGGTAGCGACCAAATCTAAAACATCCCCGTATCCAGAGCCTTTCCTTGTTTGAGGGTTGCTGTCCGCTTATCGAAGAAGGTGGACAGGGGGTGGGTGTTCCCCCTGTCCGAGCAGGGACTTGCTCTTGCCTTTGTCTGTCAAAATTGCTGGTTACGAGACCCTTTCTCTTTTGTGCGGCCAGCTATATCGCGCTCGTGCTGGCGGCGGATTGATGTAATGAGCGCGATAATCTCTGATGCGCGGGACTGTGTGGCGTAGTCGTCCTTCGCCTTGGCGTCCAAGCGCAAAATATCTGCGCAGCGCTCTAGGCGGTTAATGTGTTCGATCATTGCCCGTCCTCCACAAAGTACATGTAGCCGTTTTTCGTATCGGTTTTATACCGCTTGATCTGTCCGTTTTTGGCAAGCCGATTGAATGTCGATCTCACACTGTCGGGCGGGATGCCGAGAATATTCCCCGCCGGTCCTGAGCGCATCGGACCTTCCCTCTTCAGCAGGTCAATGACCTTCTGCGTCAGCGGCGCTCGATTGCGCTTCTGGTTCAGGCTTTTAATCTCTGGCGGGGTAACTTTAGGAAATCGTGACTTGTGGCCCTCCTTAGCCGCCATAGTCGCCCACAGCTCCCCGTATATCATTTCCTGTTTCGGCGTCATATCCAATCCTTTTCCTGACCCGTGCTAACTGCGTATTCATATCCGGCTCGGTATGCGTCAACCTCGCTCTGCGTCATCTGATCCCTCAGAACGGCTGGCGACTGGTACGTCCGGCCCGTGTAGTAGTGGGGGCGAAAGCGTCGTCCGTAGTAGGCGTCAGCGCTTCCGCGATCAAATGGCCCGCCGTGTCGGCGGTCGTACTGATCGACTTCATCCATGATCAACACTTTTCTTCCTCTCAGATGTTAAACACGAACAGCATGACGAGGTATGCTGTCATGATGAGGGCTGCTGCGCCGATGGCGTCTTCGATCAGATGTTTCATTCAATTGTCCTCAAGTATTCGTCTTTGATTGTGTACAGCTTTATCGGCAGATTGTGCTTTCTGGCCGCGCTTACAGCGTCACGTTTGAGCCTGTGGTAAGACGCATCTCCAACTTGCCGCTCATCTTCATCAACGGGCATAGCGACCCACGCTGCTGATTGGCGAAAATTGTCGGCGGGTCTGTAGAAAACCTCCACGCAAACTGCCATTGTCGCATCCATTGACATTTTGGGTCTCTCCATCTTTTCACTACTTATGCATGTACAATAAGTCCACAAAAAGTGTACGTCAAGCGGAAAAATTATGTTGACTAGACTTTTTTATGGACTTATTGTCCACACCATCAACTCAGGAGAAGAGCATGACTGAAGGAACTAAGGAAATACGATTGCGCTGGACCGAGGAGCAGGTCGAGGCCGTCAGCGTCGCTGCGAAGGCAATTGGCCTAAGCATCAGCGCGTACACCAAGCTGGCGCTGCTAGAGCGTCTGAACCGAGACCGCGTAATCACGCAGCAGCCGCGCGACTTCGTATGATTATCGCTGGGATCGATTGCGGCTACAAAACCGGCGGCGTCGGCCTTGTTGGCGACGGATGGGCCGAGGTCCACGACCTGCCGACCTACTCAGAGGGCGGCCTGAACAGCCTCGCCCTTGCTGACATATTAGAGAGCGTGGACGTTGACCACGTTGTCATCGAGAGCCAGCAGGCGATGCCTCGGCAGGGCGTCAGCTCAACGTTCAAGCTGGGCATGGGGTACGGGCAGATCACCGCTACGGTGGCCATGACGCGCATCCCGTTCACGACAGTTACGCCCGCAAAGTGGAAGCGCGCGATGAACCTGCCGAAAGACAAGGACGCGGCTCGGCGGCTGGCGACGCAGTGGTATCCTGCAATCGCTGACCAGCTTAAGCGCAAAAAAGACGAGCATCGCGCGGAGGCGCTGCTGATCGCTACTTATTATCGCGGGGGTCGGGTATGAGCGGCTTTGAAAAACACGGCATCGACCACCTTTCGGCCAGCAGCATCAACCTCTGGGCCAATGCGCCTGACGTCTGGGTCATGCAGTATCTGTTTAAGAAGCGCACGCCGATGGGTGCCGCCGCTTGGCGTGGCATCTGCATCGAGGACGCCGTGGTCTCGACGCTGATGGGCGAAAGCGAAACCGACAGCATCAAGGCGGCGCTTGAAAAGTTTGACAAGCGGTTCCTGATTGCCGATGAAAAAACCACCAAGGAGCGCAGCGTGATTGAGCCGACCGTGCAGCTCGCGCTGGAAGAGCTGGTTGAGTTTGGTAAGCCGGAATTTCCAGCGGATAGCGAACACCCGCAGGAAAAAATCAGCATCACTGCCAAGGGCGACGGCTGGTCAATCCCGGTGATCGGATACCTCGACCTCGTGTTTCCGCAGCACGGCACTGTTGTGGACCTCAAGACAACAAATCGCGTCCCGTCGAAAATGTCAGCAGAACACCAGCTTCAGCGCTGCATCTACGCAGCAGCCAAAGGCAACATGGCGGTGAAATTTCTGTACGTCAGCGCCAAAAAGGCCAATTGGCTGGAAGACGGCGACGTGGCCGAGACGCTGGGCCGTGCAAAGGCGCAGATCACACGGTTGGAGAAATTTCTGAGCGTGTTAGACAAGGACGCGGCCAAGGCTGTCGTGCCAGTAAATCCTAACAGTTTTTACTGGTCTGGCAGCGAGGAGCTGCGCAAGGAATTTTACGGCATCTAGCCGTAAATGCCTGACCGCTGGGCGTCAGCGGCATCTCAATGCCAATGTAGGCAGAACAGCAAGCACAAGGAGATAACAACAATGTTTGCAATCGACACAGGAAGCGACGGCGTATCTGGACCATTTTTTCAGTGGTCAGCACGTGGATCGTTGGATGGTCAGGTTTCGGCTCGGACGTTTTACATTCGTGACGGTTCGCAGAAAACCACCTTTGACGCGGAGACCAAGCCAATTATTCTCGACATCGAGGGCATGAAGACAGGCTGGCAGAAATCCGAGGGCATTGCGGGCGTCGCACCGGAGTGGCGGTGGAACGCGAGCGTCAATCAGATGATGCCGCAGCCGAGCGAAGATTTCAAAAAGGGCTTCTCAATCCGCGTTGCCATCGGTGGCGGCGAGGCGGCTTTGTGGGAACAGGCGGGCGCAGGGGTCTGGCAATGCCTGACCGATCTGGCCCCGAAGCTGGCGCAGCAGCCAGCCAAGGGCATGCTGCCGGTGGTTAAGCTGGTGGACGTCAAGAATATGCAGTTCAAGGGCGGCTCAACTGCTGCGCCGGTTCTGGAAATCGTCAAATGGGTTGAGACGCCGGACTGTTTGAAAGAGGGCGCGGCGGCAGGTATCGCCACAGACCCGGCACCAGCGCCGCAGCCAGCGCCGCAGCCAGCACCGGCTGTTGCTCCGGCAGCGTTGGATGACGTCGAGTTTTAATCAAAAAAGCCCCAGCCTGTCGTGGGCTGGGGCAGTAGAGGCAGATCAAACAATGGAGGCTCGACCATAATGGAGGTTAGCGTGTCAGGGGCAGAATTGCAAGCAAGTGCTAGTAAAATAAAGGACTTCATAGAATATATAACCCAGGACTGGGGCCAAATCGACGGAAACCCGATGATTGAGCTACGCTGCATCAGCCAGAGCCGGTCGATCAATGTGGCACGCTTTTCAGTAGACTGGATCGACGAAGCCGTGCAGCACGCGGAGGCCATGAATAAGGCCAAGCAAAACGTCTATATGTGCATCAACCCAGTCGATGGCGACGCCGATATCGGCCCCAACAATGGCGCGAAAGACACCGACATTCTCGCCGCGTTCTTCCAGTTTGCCGATGCGGATGACGCAGACGGCATGAACAACATCCTGTCATTTGCTGGACCAAAATTCACAGCCAGCGTCAAAACCGGAACCCAGCCATACCTGCGCGGCCACGCATACTGGCAGCTTGAAGAGCCGGTCTACAACCTCGATGCGTGGCGAGACGTCCAGCGCAGCATCGCACACAGCCTGCAAACAGATCAGGTCGTCGTGAACCCGTCGCGCATCATGCGCGTCGCTGGGACAGTGTCGTGGCCGAACGCCGACAAGAAGGCCAAGGGATACACGCCGGAAGTCGTCACGATGCGCACCGAGTTCAGCGATGACCGAGACTCAGTGCCATTCCAGCGCATGATGCGTGCCTTCCCTCCGGTAAAAGGTGTAACAAGTTCGGCAACACCTTACACGTTTGGCAGCGACAGCAGTTTTCAGATCGACATCGGGCAGCAGGCAATGGATCGTGAGCTTGCCGAGCAGGCCATCATCGGCGGCACTGACTGGCACAACAACGTCATCAAGCTGGTGGCATCATATGTCGGCAAAGGCCTCACAGATGGCGAAATACACGCGCTGACCGACCGCTTCACGATGGATGGCTACACGGTGGACGACACGCGCCGAGAGGTGCAGCAGGCCATCAATGGAGCCAGAGCAAAGGGGTGGACGCCAGAGCCGTCAGTCACTGCGCAGGACGCCATCAGCGCCGCGTCAGAAGTGCCTAAAAATCAAGATAGAGACGTGGACATCGACAGCATCGATTTCGACGGACCGGCGAGAACCATCCAACCAGCCAAGGAAGTTAAGCCAATTTTCTGGGCAGAAGACGCGCAGCCTGTCTTGTCAGCCAGCTATCTCGTCAAGGGCTGGCTGGGCGCTGGGCAGATGTCGGTCGTCTACGGACCCAGCAACGTCGGAAAGTCGTTCTTCGTACTCGACATGGCATACCATGTGGCCGCTGGTCAGGAGTGGCAGGGATGCCGCGTCAATGGAGGTCCGGTGCTGTTTCTGGCAACTGAGGGTGGCAACCTATTCCGAAACCGCGTCTACGCACTCGGCCAGAAGTACAAATACCAAGACGTCAGGCTGGCTATACGGCCAAGCCCAGTCGATCTGCTAAGGCCGGAAGTCGATATGCAGGAGCTGGCGACGCTGTGCAATCAGATCAAGGCAGAGCATGGACCGCTGGCCATGATCATCATCGACACTCTGTCACGCGCAATGGCAGGCGGCAACGAGAATGGACCAGAGGACATGACGGCGTTCATCAATAACGTAGACGCCCTGCGTGACCATACCGGCGCACACATGCTGATCGTCCACCACACCGGCAAGGACACAGCGCAGGGCGCACGCGGCCACAGCAGCCTCAGAGCGGCGACAGATACAGAGATCGAGCTAGAGGCGACAGACGGCGGGCTACGGACAGCCACAGCCACCAAGCAGAGAGACATGCAGCCCAAGCACCCGATCAACTTCATGCTCAGTAGCGTGGAGCTTGGGGTCGACAGCGACGGAGACCCAGTGACGACGGCGATAGTCACCGAAGCGGATGAGCAGGACGTCGCAGACGCGCAACAGAAGAGACCCAGAGGCAAAAACCAAAAGGCACTTGTCGAGGCGTTCAAGCAGATGCGCCACGAGGGCATAGGGATGCCAAACTACGGCGGCATGGGCTTCCCAGAGCCGAGAACCTACTGGATGATCGACGCGAAAGATTTCGAGAATTTTGCCAAGGGTAAGCTGTCTGGAAGCAACCCGCACACGCCGTTTCGGGTGGCATTCGATGCGCTACAGAGCATGGGTTTTATGTGTCAAAATGACGGATATGTGTGGATTTCGGCACGAGAGGGCAAAATCTAATGAGTGTAAAAAAGTGTCAAAACGAGATGTGTAGTGATTTCAATGGGTTATGGTTGCAATTTACACTGTTTTACACTGTTTTACACTATTTTTACAGCGACGGGTCATTAGGTGTAAAAAGTGTAAAATGCCTATAGGCTTTTACACTTTTACACTAACCCCAGAAAATGGAGGTTCAGATGGATAGAAAAAATCAAAAGCCGAGGCGTCAGAAGAAGGCGGATCGGATACTGCATTCGGGGCAGACGCAAAATCAAATCATGACGGATTATGCTGTCGCGCCGTTTGATCGCAAAGCGGAGGAGATGGACGAGAAGTGGGGGATTGATCGGCTGGTGGAACTCGTGTCGGCTGAGACGGCGGCGAAGTACGGGTCTGCAATGGCGAAATTCAATGACGCGATTGATGCTGGCGATCCGTCGGTTACAGCCGCGCGGGCGCAGGTGTGCATCCGAGGTATGGAGGCAATGGATGCAGAGGCGACCGCAGCGGGGGCACAGAGGGCATCAATGGATGTTTGGGAGGTTGAGGTAGCCGGAGAGCTTTATGGCGTCATGAGGGACGCTAGGAGCTGGCAGGCGATAAAGGCTCAGAGGCCGGAGATGACGCTGGTGTCGCTCAGAGAGGTCGCGCTGGCGCTCAAGTATTGGAGAGGGTCAATCGCAGGCGAGTTCGAAAGGTCCGTCAAGCAGAGCTTCGGAGACGGCGCGGAAGTCGTGGCCATCACAAACAGAAACCTTGAGGACGAGATACCGTTCTGATGAAAAGCAATATCAGCGTA